TATTTTTAGTTTTTATGGACATTGGCTTCCGTCTGCATTTATTAACGCCATATCATTATTTGGCATATTAATATTAACCGTCATCGACCATCCTGTTACTTTGTTCTCGAATCTATCTTCAAATAATTGCGCTGTAGGGTTGCCGTCTATTTCATAGTTAGCATCATACATACCGCCTCTACGTAAAGAAGATTGTATACCATTTACAACGTTTAGTAACGAATTGTGGATATCGTGAGTATTGTCTAAACCTAAGTGTGGATTTTCCTTAGATAGTTTATCATCTTTTTCATCATCAACAATATCCATAACAATTATATTCAAAGATACGGTCATAATGTATTCCTGAAATGTAATCGAAGATACGCCAACGTGAGCTAACGGGAATATTGTTTGCTTTGACAAATCCACCTCTAATAGATCGCCAAAGGTAACTGTATTGATTAAACTGCTACCATTTAGATAAGTGAATAGCTGATCGATTAAGTTGTAGTATGTTTTCATTGTTTATATTGTTTTCGTATCATTTTAGCTTCTAGTTCATTCTTTTCTTTTTCAAACGTTAGGAATGTTAGGCATTGGTGGAGGGGGAGTGTCGTAACTTCATCAAATCTTCTGACATCTCCCTTAGCAAGCGCATAGATACTTTGATACCATCCCCACTTTTTTCCAAAGCCATCCTCACTTGAGACGTTATATCTTCCCTCTGAAGAGTCTTCTCCATAAAGTTCAGAGTAGTCGCTGATAACTCGATCCCTAAATTGTAAAAAAAAAGCGTACAACTCATCACTACACTCAAAGGCATCTCCTTCATCAATTCACTTATCTCATCACTAGGCTCGTATGGAGCTATAGTATAACGCTCTTTTGACCTAAAGTTTACTGGGCGATACAATACAGCCATAGCCTTATGCATATCATCCCAATTACCGAAGTAATTCTCTACATCAATATATTCGCCCAAAGACATATCATCCAGTTTCGGAATGAATCCCATATCAACATCTAGCAGTTTGAAGTGGCGAATAAGATCATAATCCTTCTCAAAAGCCATTTTAAGCACTCCTAAGAGCCTTTCTATGTCTCGGTAAGGTATCTTATCCACTAGGTCGTATTCGATGCCGCAAAACGCCTCTATGAGCTTCTTATTGATAAACTCTGCATCCTTTACCTCGTCTTTACCCTTTATTGCGCCCAAATAATATTGGTACTGCCCTAAGGATATCTCTTCCAGACTGTCTGGTACGATTAGCTTTAATTCTTCCATTGTTATATTAACTGTGTTTAAGGTTTATGTACTGAAGGGAATCTCCAACTGATAGATTGACACCTCTATACATAAAGTATGTATATATATTATACACAATAGTGTATATATACTGTATACTTGTATACTGTATGTAAAATATATATAAACCCTTAGTTATAGTATATATACTATTATATATATATGTGACAAAATGACACTTGGAGATGTGTCTATTTATTGTTGTCATAGTAGTGACAGTAGAATTCATAGATTTTTAAGTTAGCCTCCTGCTGGGTATAGGTTTTTGGCGATAAAGCTATTATTCCATTATTGTCGACAAATATCTTGACTAAGCCATTCTCGTAAGGATTCTTAATCTTATTCACATTAACTTTGTACTTTTCTTTACCTGATGTCCTCCATTCTGTATCCAGATACTCTTCGCCTAAATTTATATGTATTTTAATGCCATTAGACAAACACCAATGCATACACTTATCCTGATCTTCCCTGTACATAGGTATACCAATCATCTTATTCCGCTTCTTAGCCATACACAAATATAGTTAATTGCAGTCACACTAGCAAATGCGTTTGTCAGTTGGAAACTAAGTCTTGTGTAGAGAGTAGGGTAATAAGGTATACTACGATACTTTTCCGTCAGAGTTGCCATCTAAGCCACTTAAATTGCTTCATCTATACCAATATACCACCTAATGGGTGAAAGGCTCTTAAATCGCTTAAAAAGTGCCTTAAAATCGATGCTAGGGAGGGACGAAGCTACCAATTCACCCTTTTTTAAACCCACTTACAATGATTTACAGCAACTTACAAAAATATAGCACAAAAAAAGAGGGCTAAAAAGCCCCCTTAAAAATTAAAAATGTTAATCCATTGCATAATTAATTTTATTTTATTTCGGGTAAACCGAATTTGTTTATTTCTATGCTAAGGTCTAAAGGTGCGCCGCAGTCTTCGCCCTCACAATTGAAATTATCTTTTGGGTTATTGTATCCGCAAAAGTTGCAAATGTTATTTGTTTTCATATTATTTTATTTTGTCGATTTCTTTCAGCGAATTAATCGCATTATTGTAGATGATTCTTGCTTCTTTGGCGCTTATATCCATCAATATATTAGCAATTAAGGAAGATATAATTTGCTTTTGTTCATATTCTTTTAGCTGTATGCATTCCTTTATTATTCTTTGAACTTCTTTCATAACTTAAAATGTTGTTGGTTTATTGTTTATATTTATCGTTGTTGTATTATCTCGCCAAAAAATAACGCTACTTTTTAAAGCTGCAGCTAGTTCTTTGCGGTGTTGGTATTCTCTTTCTCTTTGTACTGGATCTAATAAGCGTGTATAAAACGTTTTAAGGCGGTTTGCTTTGTCTTTTATAGGCTTAATAGGGTTACTATCCAAAACGTTGTTAAGGTGCTTTAGTTTGTCTTTAATTTGTTTTTCTGTCAGTTTCATATTATATTTTTTTGTATTAATGTTTCTTTGTACGTCTGTTCGGGGTTTTCGTCCTCAATACTTTTGTAATATTGCAATATTTCTTTCTCGTATTGCTGGAAGTTATGCGCCTTTTCTGTGTATCGAAATTGGCTAATTTTTTGGATCATATCGGACAAACTAAAATTTTCGTCTCTTTCCTTTAACTTTATTTCTATATAGTATGCTATAAAGTTTCTCTTTTGCAATGGTCTCATATTGTTTTATATTTCTTCAGATTCACAATGCTCCAAACATTCGCTACAAATTTCTGTTTCTGTGTGCCATAATGAAGCACCGCAGCAATTGCTAATTAATTCTTTCATATCGTTATAAATTTAAGTTGATGTTAATTATAAAAAACTGAATTCGGGATCTGTATTAATCACAAAGCCGCTTTGATCCTTTTTTGCTGCACCTTTGGCGCTTAAGCCTAAAATGCTATTTTTAACGTTAATCATTAGATCATCAGATTTATCACCGTTAACAACTTTAAAGCCTTTATACCTTTTTGGTAAATCACCTAAAAAAACTGCGCTTACATTTGCGCCTAGTTTTAACGCTTCCAAAGTTTCCTTTTGGTTATCTTCCGCCCTACTAAAAGTCAAAAAGTAGTTTTTATGATCAATATACTTTTTCACTTTCCCCAATATTTTAGTGTAATCATAGAAGACTGCATTGGATAAGGTTTCAACGTCTAAATTGGCGTATTTTTTAAGCAAATATATAAAATCAAGATCGGACGTCCCGTTTAAACGAAAAGCAACTTTTGCACCTGTTTTGACGGCTGTTTTATGCTTTGTTGTAATTTCCTTTGCCAATTGTTTTATGAATTGAGCTTTATTGGCTAGAAAATATTCTGTTTTGTTTATACGGCTATTTTTAACGCTATTGAAAGCACCCCGCCCCGCTGAAAATAAGCAAGATGCAGCGCAGCCTTTTGACGCTTTTGGGCATATGTTTACACCTTTACTATTTTGGTTATATGGTGATAAATATAGTATAAACGTTTTAAGGTCGTTTTTCTTTGTTTTGGCGTTGGTATTGCCGTTTGATAATAATTTTTTAGGTATTGTATACATTTTTTGTCTTTTTAGTTGTTAGTGTTTAGGCGTTAATTAATACGGTTGCAAGAAATATCATAAAAGTACCGAACCCGATACCCAACTGAATAAGTTCACCAGTTGAAAGAATACGTTCATTTTTTGCGTTGTTTTCTTTGTTGTTCATAATAGATAAATTTAATAGGATATCGAGTTGGTGAATTGTCCTAAAATTACCCCGTAATAAATAACGGTAAATAATATAGGTAGCACAATAGCCGAACCTATCCCGCCGATAATTAGTACCTCAATTTCTGTGTTTTGTAATTTGTTTTTAATTGTTCTCATAATAAATAAATTTTTGTTAGTGTTAATTATTGGTACAAATGTAGCATAATTTTTCCAACTGCCAAACAAATTAGCGAAAAAACGCTATTTATATTTATTCTAAATAAGCATTATATATATAATAGGACTGCAACAAATTAGCGAAAAAACGCAAAGTACTATGCGTGCATAATATATGAAAAACAAAAACCCCCGACTAAGGGGGTATTAAATTCACATTTGACCCTATTAGATTCACAAGGGTATTAAATTCACAAAGGGGTATTAGATTCACATTTCTCTGCTGCTTATTTTATAAACATATTTAGTTTGTCGTTTTCTATTTCCCAATTATTTGCACGCAGATTAAAAACATCATTCCCTCTTTTTCTAAGACTACCCTTTTTATATAAAGTAGCTTTCTTATAAAACTCATCCTTACTAATCCATCCGCAGATTGTAAGCGTTTTACTTTCTGTGTTCAAGGAAGTAAATATATATCCATCACAGTTGTGATTTCTTTGATCATCAAATATATTATTCACATAGTAAGGAAGGGGCTGTCTCTTCCTTCTCATAGACTTTATATCTAATTTTAATGAGTTATAAGTTATATCAAAACCTCCGTCCCAACCAGAATTATGCTTCATTAAGTCTAATCCTAGATAATTTCTTACTGTGTTCTCTGAAATAATTCCTACCAATTGCTCTGTCTTACTTCCATTATTCCTAATTCTATTACCTAGATTAGTTGATTCTGAAAACTTAATACTATAATCTATTATTGACTGTTGCAATGGTATATGTATCATAAATTCTTAATCTGACTATATTGCGTTGTCTAGCTTCTCTATAAGATATCTCATCTCCGATCTCTCTAGCGTAATATCTATAGGCTTTGAGCTAGGATAAATTATAGATATCAAATAGTAATCTTCTCTGCTGGTTTCTTTTACTTCTACTTTAAAGTCGTTCTGTTGGTTCATAGTTCTAATTTATCTTCTAATTCATACATCCACTTCTTATGGTCTGGTAACGCTACTTCTCCGTTATCCAAAAGACCTTCTAGTGTTTTTATATGGTGGGTTACTAAGCTCGACATAAGAGCTATTTCTTTTTCTGTGTAGTAATTTGCATACACATCATTTCCGTTACTGTCCTTCTTTGTTCTCATATGGTATCTTTCTAAATACTGCTTTTGATCTCTTAATTTCTATTGGAAACCCTGTTATAGGGTTGTAAGGGTAGTGCCAAAAGTCTACAGGCATCGGTGGAGTTTCTTTACTACCCCTAGTTTCTTTCTTCATATTTCATCAAAGTTGTATCTCTCGCCCTCTATTTGAATCCATTTTAAGCGGTCTGTCTTGATAGTTCTGTAACCATTGGCGTTCATATCCCATACAACGATGTTGTGTGCCTTACGTCTATCGTATTGCAATCCTACACCCTTTAGGTCTTTCTGTACACCAACTCTACAAGACATTGTACGCTGTGTTCCGTCAGCCTTAGTAAAACTAGCTGAAAAGATTTTGCCTGTTGATACAAGGCTGTCGATAATGTTAAATAGTAATTTGTTCATTGTGTTTCCTTTTATATGTTTAACAGGTGCAATATATAACCTTTTTTTGAACTACCAAAATAATTTAAACAAAAAACCCCCAGAAGACAAAAACTAGGGGTTTAATGATAATTAACCAAAATTAAATCTATGAAACAAAATTTATTACTCAAATATAAAAATATATCTCAATATAGCAAAACTTTTTTTACTTTATTACATACATACCTTTTGGATTTGTTCTAAGTAGCAGATACTCAATAGCATACCTCATTGAATCTACTCCGTGATTATAGGCATCTCTAGGCTTTATACCCCTAACATCCCAAACATAGTTGTTAAATTCTTTGACTAGGTTTTCGCCATCTAAGTTTATATTGTAGTCCTGCATAAGAGCTATACCCGCTAGGATAGAACCTTTCTTCTTTACTGTTGGCGTTACATTAAGACCCCTAGAATTGAGTTCAGCAATCAGCCTAGGCTCACTACTATCACAGACAATAAGTTGCTTACCAGCGTGCCTTTGACATAATTCATATATGTTAGACGTTACTAGACCCTTTTTATAGAACATCTCCTTAACCCAAATAATCTTACGCTGCTTATCTATAGAAACCTTAGTAAGTACGCTCTCGTCCCTACTAAATCCTATATCTAGTCCATAGCAGGTGAGTTGCATCTCTTCATTAAATCTACCTATTTGCCAATCATCAAACACAACGCCTTCAGCCTTCTGTAGCCAGCCTCCCAGTATCTGGTGCTTATATTTATCTGGTCTACGTATTTTCATATCCTCTACCTGCTTAACAAACGACTCCGATAGATTGTCGATGTTATCTCTGTAGTCGGTATGTATATAAGTAACATTATCTTTAGTGCCGTTAAATCCATCTGGAATACCTCTGTTCTGGAAGAACCTCTGGTATATCCAATGCTCCTTTGTAGTTGGGTTTAAGATTAACAGCACTCTGTTTCTTACCCCTCTAGCTCGTATAGAATAATCGATCTTATCAAAGCTCTCTTCATCTAGCAGCTCCTCCGCTTCATCCAGTACAAATGTATTTATACCACTAATAGATTTAAGTTTGGCGGTCTGGTCACCAGAAGCTGTCTTAATCCCAGAGAAATAAATGAAGCTATCTGTATGATTATTCTTTATATCGTTCTTTGTGATAGTGAAGCTGTCCTGCGCTCCCATCATCTCAATCTTATCGTTAAATTCAGGGATAATAGACATAGAAGCAGAACTCATAGTATATCGAGTAAACAATATACCATTGCCTTCTTCATAGGTTAGTAGATTAAGAAAAAGGGTTGCGGCATATGATTTACCAGAACCCCTTCCACCTGTAATTACAAAGTATCTACTGTCGCTATTAAAAAGGGATTGATATTTGGGATGAAGCTGTATGCTTTGCATTCTTATATTTTTTTATTATATAAATTAAGTTACCTTGACTTATCTTATAACGCCTATATGTTTTCTTTTGACCAAACACTAAGTAGTGGTTGTATATTTCATCATACAAATGCTTATAGGTTCCTGCCTTTACATATTTATTATTACGAATGCAATCCCTAGCGTTATCTTTATTAGTACCTAAGTATAAGTTTTTGTATGAGTTATCACTAGGCTGATCATTCCTATGTAGAACCATCAAACCTTTGGTAAACAGTTTTTCTCCAACTCGACAAAACATAATGAATCTATGTCCTAAAATTATTAGAGGTTTATTTTTATATTTTATTCCGAAAACTGCGTATCCGCTTCGATAAGATAATTTTTGCAAGGAACCATCTGGCTTAAATATTATTCCAGAATCATCACATCTGTAGCCCCTATTGTATGCCTCGATTATAACTTTATTTGATTGGCTTAATTGTTTCTCCATCTTCCTTTGGTTTAAGTTCTGTTACTAGTCTTTCTAGTGTTTCAATCTTTTCTAGGCATAGAACCACTATCATCTCCAGTCGTTCTATTTTGTTCTTCATTTCTATTAGCTTCGATTCTCTCATCTTTAACTTCTTTATGGGTTATATCTATAGTTTTAGGTTGGGCGAAATCAATCACAGGTATATTCACCTTAGTATTAACATCTATTTGTTGCATCTCTTTCGGCTTACCATATCTATAATTCATTAGATAATCCCAATGCTTTGCTGAACCTCCCTTAGCTAATTTAGCTACTTCGATCCACATCTTCTCTTCACTACCAAACGTCTTCTTTAGTGCGGAAAGGGTAAGCCTGTTCATATCCTTATCAGCTACCTTTCTAGGTCTACCCTGTCCTCTGGAGACACCTTTCACCGCACCATTATTTCTTCTACCGTCTACCTTCTTTGGTTTATCTTCTTCCATATACTATTCTTCAAAGATTAACATCATTATCAGTATACCAGCTCCTATTATATAAAACATATCTACTGTTCTAATTGTTCTAATTCAGCTATAAAAGTCTTAGCACAAGCAAGACTATTTCTTTTTAAGATCAAACCTTTTAGGTGTTGCAACCTAACATTTGCCTTAATATACTTTTCTCTGTATTCGCCAGAATTTTCAACCTCATCTTTAAGTTTGTCTAAATCCGACTGTAGGGAAGCATTCTTAATAAGCAGATCAAGATAACTACGGTTCTTAACCTTTTCCTTTTGTATATTTTCCTTTATAGGAGTTACTTCGCTTAATATTTTATTATAAACCCTTATGTAAAACTTCTCGTTCCAAGAATCTAAATTGCTAAACACTTTCCTTAAGGAATGCAAAACAGTTGCGTGATCCTGTTCTAACGTCTCGCCTATAGCACAAAGACTAAGCGGAGTAACCTCCCTGCATATTCCATAATATAAAGACCTAGCATAAACGTATTCTCTACTTCTTATGTGTTTCCCTTTAGACGTTCTCTCATCTAAATTTATTTGTAATTCTTCCTCTATTCTATTCCGTATCTCCTTCGCTAACATATAGTAATTTTTTATAATCTTTATAAGCCTCTGCTATCCCTTGACAGCATTCGTAATGTTCTATTTCCTCATAGTATTTTCTTAGTACACTTAAATCCTCTTCAGCTAATACACCAGTTGTGAGTGATATAAGTATATCTTTGTAGCATTCATCTTTGTCAGTATATATCATAATATATCCTCTATGTAGAATGGCTCAAAGTCAGTCTCACCATTGGCGATCCTCTTATAGTTATGTATACCTTGCTCTACAATTTCTTTACCAGATAAGTAGAATTTTTCAGACACACTAAAGAATCCAAACTCACCTGTAGATTTATCTATAGCAATGAACACAAAATTGTCATATGTGACGTTAAACAGGCTACAGTATATATAAACCTGTGCTGCATAACCAAATTTACGAGCATCACTCTTAAACCATTTAAGGTTCTGACAGGTCTTTAAATCTGCAATATAACCATCACCTAGTATGTCTGCCTTAGCCCGAAAGCATAAGCCATCTATGTAACCTACAGCAGGTACTTCAGGTGTAGACTTTTCTAGTATATCGCCAATCTTAGAACAAGATAGAAATGTTTCTGCTAACTCTTCTACCTTCTCTTTATCCTTCTGAAGAAAGACTCTATCGTTCTCTGCTAATGCTTCTTTCCAAACCTTACCAGCTCTTTTTTCCACATCAACAAACACCTGTTTAGCATACACCTCTGGCTCTAGTACGTACCAATGGAATAACGAACCAAAGTCAAATACTGACTTATGTCCGCTATCACCACCAATACTATCGATATACTTTATTGGGTCTTTCGACAAAAGTTTTATTGAAGAGGATGATAGACTATTCTCACCCATATAACCAAAGTAGAATGAGTCGTCCTTCATCTTTTCCAGAAGTTCACTTTCTCGCCAAGCCTTACCATCTAAAGTAAATATCATAATCTATTTGTAATTAGAGTACTGCTCTACATATTTAGGCAAGTACCTGTTATACTCTTCTTGCTCCATCCAATGATGGTAAATTCTAGCCTCTTCTCCTAGAAGGTCTTCAAACTGTATTTTCTCAAATTCTCTTTTAGTTGCTCCCATATCAAAAGTTTTTTATTAAGTACTTAATTATTCGTTCGGTCTTGTTCAGTAAGAATGATAATGGGTACTCAACAGAGACGTATAGTGCTAATAGTACAGTCTCTATGATGTAGAAGAACAAAAGCAGTACTAGTGCCATTGCTAACTTAAACGGTTTTAGAATTGTTGTTAATATCTTCATAATGTTTTCCTTTGCATCAAAGATAAACAAAATTTTGATACCACCAAATTATTTTTTCGGATTGAAGTTACTTTTCCACATAGTTTGACATACTGCAAAGCGTTGATCCCTATCTGGAAACTCGCTTATCATCTTAGCATTGTTCATACATCTGCGGTTAAATTCTTTCTGTTCCTCGTACTTCTTAGGTTGCATCTTAATTGGCATTATTTATTAGTTTTAATAGTTTCTCACAATACAATGTAGCATCCATCATCTCTTCCTGTAGGTGTCTGATAAACGCTATTGTATCTTCTTTAGACTCTTCTAAGGTCGTTCCGTATTTATTTATACCAACCTTACTTCTGTTGTTGTACTTTCGGACAACATTCTCGACTATGCTATCCACTCGCTCCGTTTGAATTGGAGAAGTAGATGAGGCATTCTCAAAATACTTTGTTACTGAATCACTCATAATTTTTCTGCTTTAGTTACTGATAAAAACCCAACCCTCTTTTCCACCCTATTGGCGTCAGAGAAGTGAGTCGTTTTTCTTAGTCTCATAGATTCCCATCTAGGTTTGAATTGTTTTAGGTTAAACCTAAAAACTCCCTCTGGTGTAGAATTTATATACATAGGTATCTCGAAAGTGCCACTACATTTGCCCACCATAGCTTTATGCTTCTTTTCCTCAATCATCAACTTATCGTAATGAGATGTACGGCATTTAAGCTCTATTCTGTGATTAGCCGCAGCTGAATAACAATCCCACCTACTAGTAGGATCACTAGCCTTAACTAAGTCTGGATAGTAGTTCTCCTTTAGGTAATTAAACAAATCTTTCTCTTCCCAGTTTTTCATTTATACTTTCTATACACCTTCTCTAACTTTTTAAGAACGCTGTTAACAAAACAGGGAGCGCAACTTGTTCCCTCTACATTATCATTAAATACTCTATTGTATATATTAACAAGACTATTCTGTTGGTCTCTAGTGACTGTAGACCGTCTTTGCCCAAACCAATCAGCAAGATAATTATATTCATCTTCGGTTAAGCAATTAGGTTTCTCATAAGGAAACATACGATTTAAAAGTTCCTTACGACTATCACATCCGCAATCTTCGCCTAGAATGAACTTAGCTACTTTCGCTACTCCAGTCTTTTCCAACACCTTCTCAACGGTATCACCTAGACCCTTACTCTCTTTTTCTTGTTTAGCCTTCCAATCTCGATAGGCTTTGGTGCGTTTATCGCCTTTAAACTCTTCCATACTATTTTGTATATTTATTATTCTTAGC